AGCGTCTGGATCGCACCCAAGATTGAGTTGAGTTCTGTCCTAAATGCCGAGCCTGATTGGTTAGCGAGTGAATAGTCAGTTGCTTGTGCCATCAGGTGATCTCCTTGCCGTGGCCTACCGCCTGGTAGTCGAATGTCCTATTAAGCACTGTAGACCCATCAGCAGCAAGAAACTTGATGGTGAATCCTGTTCTGCTAACGCTGCTCAGCTCGAAGAAATCGCCTGTTGCCATGTTGGTCGCGGTAATTGTGATGCTTGGCGTGCTGTAAAAGGCAGAAGGGAACGTCACGGCCTTGCCGCTTGAACTTGTGCCGCTGCTGATATTGCGTTGCTGCTCAGTCCGGCGCTGCAGCTTCACTGACACGCCAAGGGTCTGCACAACGACATCCTGTGAATCGTTGTCAGTCTCCATTTCAACCTTGAACTGGAACCCACGCCCGCGCTTGGTTGAGTTGGCAAACGGCTCCCAACTGCCGTAAGTAGGGGAACCGCTTGGATCGTCATTGGTCGAGCGTGAATACAGCTCAGCGTTAGTCTCCGACAGGTCGTCAGCGTCGATGTCGTTCCAAGTGTCGATATTGTCTGACCGCGAATCCCAAAAGTCGTCAGGGTTAATCGTGTTGATCTTTAGGTTGGCCAGCAGCTCGACGTCATACTTCGCGCCAAGGTCAAGCGTGTTGGCAAAGATATAGCTGCCAACCGACACAATGTCGCCGAAGAAATCAAGGTTGGTAACGCTGTCAAAGTCGGTGATTTCGTCAATCTTGCCGTCAGCCTCAAGCGTGATGCCGCCTTCTGTGACACTGTTAAACGCCTGGGAAAATGTGCCGGTGAAATTAGGGCTTTCGGTGTAGGTCTGGACAACCTCAAGGTCTTGCGGCTCTGGCAGCTCAACTAAGACCTTAGGGATGCCTGTAAGTGGCGCGTAGTTGCCGACGGAGTCTTTGGCGCGCACAAGATAGTGCCCATCAAGCAATGGCACAATTTTGCGCGTCGTGCTGCCATTTACAGCCGGGACAATTTTTTCGGACTGAGCCCATTTAATGTCGCCAGTAGTGCGCGGGTTGTGACGAATCTCAATCGTGCCGCCAATCTTTACGTCAAGGTCAGCTGGTTCAGGCCAATGCAGCTCTGCTGTGTGTTGGTCGATTGGCGTAATGTTAAGGCTAGCAATGTTGCTTGGCGGTGAACTTTTGCCAACGGTTGTAATTTTGCCGCTAGTGCTGGATGAACGACGCTTGCCTGTTTGCTCTACGTCAAGACCGTAACCAATTGCAGTTACGCTTATTCGATAAGTGCCAACCTCGGTATTTGGAATTTCAGTGCTAGTGGTGGTGACATATAGATATTTATTGTTTCCGTCGTCAAATCTATAAGCGACCTCGTATTGCTGGGCTCGTGCTGACTGCTGCCAACTTATCCTGACCCGCTGTAAAACCTTGTCACCCTCCTCATAAAGTTCTTCCTGCAGGACAAGGTTAGTAACAGGGTCAGGCTTCTCGGCAAGTTGCGTTATATCTCGCGGAGCAAATCTGAATGACGCTTCTTCGCTTTCAATAGCCGTGTACTTTTCCCCTTCATGCGCTACTGCGCTGATTTCATAGGTTGATTCATTTTCGACAACAGAAAGGACTCGCCACAGGCTGAGGTCTAAACCTTGGTAACCAATAGAAAATGGGGTGCCAGCAACAGGTGCGGTGTGCAGTTCCTGTCCAGGGGTCACCGTATTGCCAACAATCGTCGAGCCAGCAACAGATTCAAGCTCGTAGACCAAAGCACCTGATCTTGAATTTGTCTTGGCATTATCATTACTGTCACGGCCTTCAGTCATGACATTAAGCGTAAAATCAGTCGGCGCTTGTGCGCCAAACATCTCGCTGTCGCTGCGGTCTAGTTTGACTGATGTCGTTGTAGACCCTGCGATAACGCGGCCTGAAACTGTCTTGCCAGCACGGACAGGATCGCCGATCTTGATTAGATCGCCTGGCCTGACAGTAATACCTGCGGCAATGTCAGTTTCAAAGTTGCAAACCTCGGTTTCAAAATGTGATGTATAGAGGAACCAATGGCCGAGACGGCGTGCTTGGCCCCGGCTCGTGCAGGCAAAAGCGGTGATGTTTTTTTTGTTGTAGCCGTACTTTCTAATTGGCTTAAAGTTAGTTTGGTTTAATTCAACCAGCTCGTGCGCAAAATCTCGTTTATTGACGTCAAAGTATTTGACAGAAACGCATGTTGGTCGATTCTTTAAGCTTGATCCTGAATAGTTAAACCCAGCCTCAGTAACGTTGCTTTGGTTAAAGGTATAGGCAAAATCGCCAGGCGCATCCTGTGCAACGCTGATGCCACCAGCCTCCCAAAACGGCATTGCCCTAAACACAGAGCACATCTCTTCGATGAGCTTAAAAGCATCTTGCTGTGTCTGCAGAACAACGTTGCAGGTAAATCGTGGTTCTGTAACGCCGTTATAGCTGATCAGCTCGTTGCAATACGCTGATGCTTTTTGGAAGCTATAGATGTCTAAATTCTCAGGAATATCGTCAGCGTCGTCAAACCGATCACTTAGATCACGCTTTTGACGAAGCTCCTCAGGGGTAAGAATCTGCGAGCCAAACCCATACCTTGTATTTGTAAGCAAGTCATAAAGAATAAAAGCTGGGCAAGTTGTCCATTCTCTTGTTGTTTTCAGCGTGCCGTTAAATGGAGTAATGCTTGGATCTGGATACTCGATTGAACCATCACTTCGCACCGTTGCATTATGCGGAAGACGAACCTTGACTCCGCGGATCTTAAAACTACGTTTTGGGATACTCGGAAACTGTTCTGAATCAAGCTTTAGACCAAAAAGGGCGCTGTTCGGGAATCTAGTCTTTTCGCTTATTTTTTGCGTAAAGTCATACCAAATGAGCGTATCGTTTATAATGTCGTCCGGCCTGTTAAGTACATAAGTGCGCGTCACCCTAATGTCAACAGGAAAATCGCCATTTAGCGGAATTAGGTGTCGTCTTTGATATAGGTCAGGGGAGTAACCTCTAATGAAGAAAACACCGTCACCCTTGTAGTTGTTGTCTTCGTAGTCCCCAAAGTTAACAACATTAAAGCCAGTACCGTTATACTGAATCTCAATTTTGTATTCAACAAAAACTTCCTTTAGTGTTCCCGTGCTTCCTTTCTGGCGAGTTAACGCAGGAGACCCAATAGTGAGCCGAACAGAAGTAACGTCGCTGTCCGTAATTTGCCTAGTAACAGGCTGACCGTCCGCCTTGTAGTCTCCTGTAGGAGTGTTATCAGGAATAGTTGGCTTTTCAAGCTCAGTATTGACGATAGTTGTTGCCTGGTTTGCATCGCCAATGTTCTCTAAGAACGATTGATCTTGCGTTCCTAAACGGCTTTCAAACCGTGCAACGCGCATGTCAAAATTTAAGTTCTCAACAATGTTTGCATCGTTAATTGTGGAGGTTGACGTAACAGTTGCACTACTACCTAAGACGGGGGTGTTATTGAAAAACGTATCTTTCAGCGATGCTATGTGATAAGCGGCAGTTCCTGCCGTGAGCCCGCTAGCAGAAGGAAACCCTTCAATTTCGCCCTCGCTTAGCAGGTCAATGATGCGAACAACCTGCTTTGACTCATGAGTGTCTTTAGGCATTACTCAAGCTCCTCGACGTTCAGGCCAGCCGATACGACAACACTACCGACGATCACCTCTCCGTAAGCGATTGGGATGGGCACTCCTTCCCTACTGACGTTCTGGATGCCAGAAAAGCTGAAGTTGTTGCGTGGGTCGTTGTCGATGTCAGGTGTCGGCACAGTCGGCGACAGCAAGCCAGCAACACCAGTTAAAACAAGACCAAGGCCAAGATTGCCAGCACCCGCTGCAATGGCACCCGTTGTCAGAAAGGATTGAGAGCTAACGCCTACGATTGCATTAGTAGAAAATCCCGTAAGCCCTAACGAAGCACCACCAGAAGCAATAGCAAAGCCGACTAAAGCAAGGCCGGCAATCGCAAACAAAAGGTCTCCAACGCCTGCGCCAGCTACAACGGGAATAATCCTGATGTCGTCATCTGCCATAAGCGGATATTTGATTTGCTCAGGGGACTGTCCAAGCTCCAACGTGTGCGGGCCAACGGCAACGGTGTAATGACCGCCACTCATGACTGAGCGAAGCTCAGGGAAGTTGCACAACAGAAACCGGATAGCCTCAGCCGGTGTTCTGGCTACTGCCTCAAAAACCTTCTGACCGCAGTGCTCCGCGAGATGCCCATAAAGCCTGATCTTGCGAAGCATCGCCGTCACTCGCTATACCCTCTAATTCTACCGACGACTCAAGGGTCGATCTTTGACCAACTTTCGTCCGCCATGCCATAGATGAACCAAGGCAAGCCGTACTGGGTGCAAGCTTGCTTGTCACATCCGCTAGCAATGGCAGGTGCGCCAGGGTGACTGTGGACAACAGCTAAAACCTTGCCAGTGTCCTCGGCAGCCGCGTAGCCCATCGGATCAAGGATGAATTCGTCATCTTCATCGCTTAAGTTTTTGCACGGCCAGTAATGCTCCGCTCCATCAAGCATGACAAGCAGCCCACAAGACTCTTTAGGAGCTTCTTTTTCAGCGTGCTGCACCGCTGCTTTCTGCCAATCGTCCATCAGTTGTTCAAGCCAACAGCAGGGAACGAGCCAAACGGCAAACCGCCGTGGGCGTCATTGCTTGGGAAACGTGCCTTGCAGTCGCTGATTCGCTTGCCGCATACATCAGCATCGACAGCAGGAACATTTGTAATTTGCTCCACCTGTGGTTCGTCTGTGATTGGCTGGTTAGAGGATCGCCAAGTCACGTCACTGCCGTCAGTGTCTTCAACGACGAGAACGCCGTCATCTTTTAGGCGCAGTTGTTTGGCGTTCAACCATCCAGTAGACGTAATTTTGAAGATAGCTCCAACCTCTTGCAAGGTGCCATCTGTTGGATGATTGGCCCTGAAAGGGTTGTTGCTCGACAGAGTAAGCCTCGCAGTCCAATCCTCTTGGTCTTTCCATAGACCTGTTTGACTAAGGATTTGATAACCAGTGATCTTGTTCCAGCCGAACCCCGTGTAACCCGAGTTGTTTTGCGAGTAATTGCCAGCAACTAGCGCGACCGATTCCAGGCTGAACCTGATGTTCACAGAGCGAGCGCCCCAATCAGGATGCGTTTCTGTGAAGTTCTTGTCAGCCGTAGTCGTCTGGCCTGCTGCACTAGGGCTGCTTTGTTTTAGCTCCCATGTAAATCCACCTGATCGACCAACATTGATGTCAGGTGGCGTCCACTGGTCTGCACCGTCAACATTAAGGCGAGCGATGGATGATATTTGACCCAAGCGATGTGTATCTTTACCAGTCCAAACAACAGAACCATTTGCGTAATCATTACGCGCAAAATCGTCGTTATACAGAACGAGGTTGCCATCTTTTTGCATGATGAGCGTGTAGCCGTTTGCGTTCTCACCTAAAACCGTGCCCGTAGACCAAATTGCATGGTCTGATGATCCGCCAGGTTTTTTGTAGATTACAAAATTGCCATCTTTTTGCACCTTGGCTTGAAACCAACCATTTGTTGAAACAAGGGCATTGCCTTCTGTGACGGTTAAGCCAGCAGATAGTTTTTCCTGGTTAGTCGAATATCCAAAGCCTGTCGCATTAACAAGCGTAATCTGCGTGCCTTCTTTGTTGAAGGCATTAGAGCCGGTATAGCCACACTCTTTGCTTTTGTACTCCCATTGGCACAGGTTCTGCATTACAAGCCGACGCGGCGCTTTTACGCCAGCCATGTCAAAAGAAGATGTCAGCTCAAACTCAACAAAGTCCCTGTTCTCAGCGACCTTTCGGTCGATGTAGTAAACCTCCTTCGGGAACTGTGCATTAGCACTTGAATCTGGATTGCCATAAGGATTGATGCCGTTCTCCCAGTTGTCGCTGTCAAGGAAACGGCTTAGGGTCCGCACTCTTGTAACTTGTGCGCCGCATAAATCATTGCCAGGAGTGATTTGCCTGACGCCCAACAGCAACGCTGTCATTTGGCTTTGGAGGTTAGCAAAGCGAATTGTTGGCCTAGGCAGCGTGCCATCGCCACTAAATTCAAAACCAGACGCTTCTACAGGCAAAGGGATATAGGACTCACCGCCAAACTTGATTGAATAGGCGTCAAGAATGTCATCATCGCTGGTTGGCTCAGTTGTCTTCCGGTTGCGGCCAGCATGGAAGTAGTAGGTCTCGTCGTCACCATGCAGGTTTTGGAACAGCCGTAGCTCAAACAGCTCAATAATTGCGAACGGACTAGAGCTGATTAGCTCAACAAAAGCAGTGCTCATGGCTCAATGACTTGCTGGAACGTTGCTGAAATTTCTGCTCTGCCTTGGAAGGGAATTGTCTTGTTCCAATCTTGGCAGATCCATTTGTAAGTAGCCGTATCGTCAGGAGGAGACCAGTCAAAATGTTCTGCTCCGGCCCGAGCTTCTAAGAATGATTCGATCTCGTCAGCGTCTTCCTCTGACAAGACAAAACGAAGGCTCCAAGTTTTCAGGTCAGTATTCAATCCAAACCGCAGGCGCTGGCTGTAGCCGTCGCCGAACTGCACGTTTCGCACAGTCGGCTGATTGCGCTTACTAGCACCAGGAACTGGGTCGTAACTAGGAAAGGTAGCCATTAGCGGGTAAGAAGCCCTCCAGGCCGTCTCTGTTTAATCAATTCTGCCTGCACTGCCTGACCAATCAAGCGACCAAGCTGGTCAGCATTGCCTTGGTTGCCTTGAACCTCGGTGCCTTTGGCGTCAACGTTAACCACGACGTTTGCACCACCCATCGCGCCATTAGGAACAACCGTGCCCGAACTATTCGGGACAAACAGCTCGGGCCCACGCTCGCCAACGACGTAGGGCCTACCGCGTGAAGCAGGGCCACCGTTTGCTAGGCCAGGGATAAGCCCAAGCAAACCACCACCGCCTTGGCTTGCAAAGTTGCCGATGCCTCGCTGCAAAAAGATGCCAGCGAGTTGTTTAAGCACCCCAGACAACGATTCAGATAAAGACTTACTGCCATCGACCGCAGCCATAATTCCGTCAACAAGGCCGTCTCGGATAGTGTTAGCAATCTCTGCATATTGCTGCTTAAGCTTCTCAGCTTCTTTTTGTGCCTGTATTTCAAGTTCCTTCGTCCTCTTTAGGCTATCTTCGTATTCAATAGCTGCGATTACTTTATCTTCAAGGGCAAGACGTGCATCAATTTCAGCCTGCACTTCCTCTGCTTTAAGGCCAGCAGTATTTTTAATAATTTCTCGAAGATCAATGTTTAACTGAACAGACCGCTTTTCTTCGTCGTTAAGGGCTGCTGCTAGTGATGCCTGGTCTTTAAGTGCTTGAACGCGCTCCAGCGAAGCTTTGCGCTGGTCTTCAATAATCTCAGCCTGGGTCTTGCCGCCACCGGCTGTGCCTTTTAGGAGTTCTGGGGTCTCAAGATCAACAGTTTTTGGCCCTTGCGTATCGGCCCTTTTCTTTCTTTCTTCTTCAATCATTGCAGACCTTTTGTCTAGCAATGCTCGGCGATCTGCTATTGAACCACCCCCTCTAAATTCCTTCTTTGCGCCTACACCACTAAGGCCGAGCTCTTTATCAACCTTCCTCGCGATCTCTGCCTCTGCAAAGAGGTTGTTTATCTGGTTCGTAATTGTAGTAAGGAAACTAATGATTCCTTTAAAAATTGGTTCTAGGATTTTCCCGATATTTCTGCCGAACTGGTCGAAAGCATCTTGCAGAGTCGACAACTTGCCGAACAAGGTGTCTGATTGCGCAATCGCACCATTCGCGTATTTGCCACCCGCCTCAGTCAGCCGATTCAGAGCAACGTTTGCTGCCTTAGCGCTGATCTGTCCCTTCTGCAGAGCCTTGCTGAACTCTGTGCCGGTCATGCCGTACATCTTCTGCAGTTCTTCCCCAAGTCCGACGCCACGCTCCTGTAGCTGGAGAAGTTCCTCAGTCTGCAGCCGCCCTTTCGCCTGGATCTGACCAAACGCCGTAGCGATACCGCCAAGGTCTGCACCAGTTGCACCGGCAACATCAGCAAGACGCTTGGTGACATCAGTGATCTGCTCAGTCTCGAAGCCAAACGCCTTCAAACGTTTTGCTGTTTCAATCAGCTCATCACTTGTAAAGGGAGTCACTGCGCCGAAGGCTTGCAGCTCACCAATCACCGCTTTTGCCTTATCTAATGAACCAGTTAATACCTGGAGGCTTTTTGTTTGCTTCTCTAGTTGCCCCGCCTTGCCGAAGGCAAACCTTGCAAACGCTGCGGCACCAGCAGCAGCAGCCGCAAGTGCTGCAGCTTTACCTAAGCCACGTATGTTTGATGCGGCTTTTTTGGCGCGGGCAGCAAGTGCAGAAATACCTTTCTTGCCTCTATCAGTCATGCGCTTGAAAGCACTTTGTGCTCTCTCAGCAGCAGGCTTAAGCCTTGCGACGGCAGCCTCTAGCCTTTTGACGCCTGCCTGTAACTTTTTCGCCGCAGCCTGCGCAGCGCCAGTGCTCAGCTCTACAGCAACTCTTGCGACAGCTGACATGGCACCAACGCTCGTCGCTTTAGCTTAGCGCCGTCTCTTAGCCTTCCTTAGTTCCGCTTCGTTCTCATCATTCAACAGGTCGAAGTAAGCCGACCACAAAAACAACTCATCAAGCGTCAGCTCTTGGTTGAGCCTTGCCAATGTGTAGCCAAGCTCTTTAGCGACGCAGAGCTGGAGCCTTAGCAGGTTGTCTTTCTTCAGCTCCTGCTTCAGTCTTTTGGGTCAGGGGCCTCCTGCTCCTCATCGTCAGTAATAACAGCAAGCATGAGCGCCTGCAGGTCAGCATCCCTTACCTCGCGCTTAAGTTCCGCGATCTCACCAAACTGAAACAACCGTTGTCCAGTCTCATCCTGTGCCTTCAGAATCAATAGCTGCAGAGCAAACAAGCCTGAGTCGTCATTCGTGCCTTTTTGGGCACGTTCACGCTCTGCCATTGTCAGAGGCGCACTGTAAAACTCAAAATCTGTCCCGTCAGAAAGCTGAACAACCTTTTTTGAGGGTTCAAGATTTGCCGCTTTCTTCAGACGATCAAGTGCGCGATTTGAAGACGAAGGCATAAAAATTAGATCCTTGCCGAGATATTAGGCATAAAAAAGCCCCCAACACAAGTCGGGGGCCTAACAATGTCCTTGGCTTATCAAGAACGAGCAAAGTCGAAAGTAGGTGCTTCAGTAGGACGGAAGCTGATCTCAACAACTTGTGCATCATCTGGCGTAACCGCGAAAGATGCAGAGTTGATAACAGCAGGAACCTCAATGAACGTGCTGGACGTATCAGCAGGCGAACCGGAGGACAGCACCAAATCGCTGTAGAGCTTAAAGGTTGCGCCAGTTTGCTTGCGCTGAATAACGTCCTCAATCAGGCGGTTAGCAATCGTGGTTGCGTCATCAGTGAAGTACACAGTGGCAGAGCCGGAACCATCAGCAAAGCCGGTGATGAAGGTTCGGAAAGGAGCGTTCTGAGCAAGAGTGCCGCCGATCGTGGTGGTGTCCAGCTCTTCGCGAGTCACCTCAAAAGACCATTCACGGCAATCGCCAACGGATTGAAAATCAGCGAAGTCGATTGTAAAAGGCGTAGTTCCGTCAGTGCCATCGCTACTCAATGCCAGCTCACTGCCGCCAGATGTTGCGGCAAACGTCGCGATGCCTGTTGATGCCGTGTAGGTGCGGATGAAAACATCGGTGCTAGCACTCAGGCCACCAGGCAA